GGGCCGACGTCAAAGCTGATCTTAGAGAAGCGTTGTCCATCACGCGGCTTGAGTCCGGCGAGGATCGGTAGCTCGTTGATCAGGCGTAACGTGAACGTCGAGAAGTCGTCAGAACGCGTTTTAGACGCCGATACGACGAGGATGTTAAGCGACGGGTTTAGGTAGAGCTGATGGACGACATACGCCGAACACAGCCACGATTTACCGACGCCTCGGAACGCCTGTATAACGGATCGTTTAGGGCCGTTCTGGAGGTATCCACAGATGTCGTATTGAAGCGGTGTAGGGTCGGGTAAGCCGAGGTGTTTCCACGCGATAAAGGCGAAGTTCCTGAAGTCGCGTAGCTCTGGAGGGATGTCCATTAGTTAGACTGACGGATCATTTCCTTTTCTTCGTCCGAGGCATCGAACGGTAGGACTTCCGCTAGGTTACCGAGAGGAGTGGTTTTCTCAGTGACGGATATAACGTCGTTGTCTTTGAGGAGTTGTCTAGCGCCGTTAAGGAGGGCCGCGTTGTACTCGCCTGTATCGCGCATCTCAAGGATTGAGTCCTTGTATACGTCAGCGAGTAAGACCTGTAGTTTTTCTAGTTGTTCTCGTTTCTTCATAAATTGTTTATCTCACGATAGTTACGTCGTTAAGGCGCGATCCTACATTGAATAAGGAGGTGTCCACATATAGGTCGTTGCCGTTGGTTAATGTTGGGTGTGTGTGGAAAGTTACGTAGTCCTGACCGTCACCTACAGCTTGTCGCTTTTGGAAGTGTATAGTGTTATCTGCGGAGTAATGACGAATACGGAAGAAGTCTCCTACCGATACACTACCCGCTGTAAGTACTTTAGTAGCGCCCACCCATGCTGAACCGTTGTAATTTAAAACCAAACGGAAGGGATTAATGTCCGCAAAGTCTACATCGGAGTAGGTTAATCCGACTCTAAGAGGCGCTTGAGACAGTTGAAATTGTACATAACCATCGGAGTTTCCTCCAATTGCTTGAACGCTTGACGCTCCCGCGTTGTATGCGGCTGATCCGCTTATCTTCTCGATCGTACCTCCGGCATATACCTGTACAGAACCACCTGAGATCGCGCCTTGAAACACAGAAATGCTTGATATTGAACGAGTTCCGTGGAGCGTGTCTAATCGTATTCCCGCCATTGCGTGATCGGCAACAGTGTATTCAACAAAGCCGGGGGAAGGCGGGATTTGCACAACATTACCGTGCATATTACCGTCTGCTTTAACGAGCCGGAAACCGACGTTACCTGTGTTCGTATCGTAGCGTTCTACCTTAACAATGATCTTTGTGCCGATAGCTAACGGGCTACTAAACATTTGTTGAAGTGCTACAGCCCCGTTTAAACCGTCAACACGCCCAAGCGCTAATTGATCGGCATCTAAAGTTCCATTTCGTAATACCCAATTCGTGGGGTACGCGGTTTCGTTCCATGTCCATTGAGAGCCTAAACCGCCTATGGATATACCGCCCCCTCCGCAAGTAGTCGTTGCATTTACTGAACTTGTAACGTTATTTATCGTACAAACATCACCAATGGAAAAACCTCTTAAAGGACGATCTTGAAGTCCGATTATCTCACGACCAATATCTGCCGAAGTAAAACTTGTCTGTGACGTGTTGGGAGTTGTCAGTTGACTAAAATCGCCGTTGGTAATCTTCTCACCACTTAGATTTATCTCGCTTATGTTCGTCCAATTAACGGTCTCAGACGTCAAACTACTGCTACCGCCTCCAGAACTCGATCCACCGCCGTTTTCGAGCGTGACCAGACGCGCAGTAAGCGCCGCCATCGCGGTATCCTTAGACGTCTTATCAGTCTCTAGTTCTAACAGCTTTGCGTCTTTCGCTATTTTATCCGTTTCTAAAAGCGTTATTCGCTGATCCTTTACATCGAGCTTTATGTGCGCTTGTGTCGCGTTTAGGTGAGCGCGTTGTAACAGTTGTTGAACCTGTGCGGAATCCCTGCGTTTGTGGTGTGGCATGACTCAGCATTTCCAACGCCTCAACGCCAGAGCCTTTCTAGTTGGTCGTCCTTTACTGTCTTTCATCGGGCCTTTAACGCCGCTCATACGCGCGCAGAACGACCGCTTACGACCGCCTCCGCCCGGTTGAGGGGCTTTGAGGTTCGAGCCTGTCTTACGGTTGTAATACGCCCGTCCTTTCGCGGTTAAGCCGCCCTTCTTGGACTTGTGTTCTTTGCGTAGTGATACGCCTTTCCTCTTCACTTCTTCGGAAAGCCTTTCTTCATATTACCGTACGCCTTCGAAGAGACGGTTGATTTACTTTTAGGGCGACTTATACCGAGCTTACGGCGTCGATTAATGTTTGCGTATAATCCTTTTCTTTTCATCTTTTCATTAGCATCTCCATCATGCGATCTAGTTTTGAGTTAATTTCTTTTACCGTCGTCTCTAACCCGCTCATGCGGTTTTCAATGGCGGTGTCCCGTTCGCGTTGTGTCGCGAGTTCGACGTCGATCTTAGTCAATCGGTCTTCGTCTTTATCTAAGCGGTCAGAGAACTTCTTGAATATCCAACCAAAGACGCCGATAGCGATCGCTAAAGCCGTGTCGAGGAAGTGGGAGATTGTTTCGGTCATTAGGCGCTTATCTTCATGGCTGTTATTTGAGAAACAAAACGGGCCGCATTCGCATCGTCAGCATCACCATGTTCTCGGTTCAGGTAAAGCGTTCCCCCTTGAACCTCCCATTGAAGTTTGTAGGTAACCGAAGAAGCAGAAGACGGGGAGTCGAGGTACATCATTGAACGGTGAAACGACGAACCGTTACCGTCGGACTCTGCTCCGTTTACTGTACATTGCGTACGAGAACTCGCGGCATCACCTTGAAAGATGTTCGAGGCGTCGCGTATTAGGTGAATGTGATAGTTTTGACCTGTACTTTGGTCGGCGCTTCCTTGAACATCAAAGTTTACCAACACTTTACTAGACGCCGAAGACGGAGTTATAGCCACTGACATTCCTGTTATATCGGAGGGCGACGTGCCAGTAGTAGAAGTAGTGTCTGTTTTAATTGTCTGAAGAACCTGTAAAACTTTACCGCCGGAAACGTTCGTCAACTGCGACCCATCAACAGCGGGTAGCTTCGCGTTTCCATCGAGTTGAACGACGTTGTTAGAGGCGGTTCCAATTGTGCCTGAAAGGTAGGTTGAGCCGGCGTCTAAGTCGCCGATCATGCGAGAGTGAGTAGTCGTGATTGCCATACATTAAGTGGTTAGAGGGAATATGTTTCGGTTATTACAGGGCTGAAATTATAAACGCCAGTAATTCATTATAGCGGACGCCTAGCATGGATTTTTCAACGGCGCCTTCGAGGTCTTCAGTTACGCGATTGCCTTCACTATCTTCCCACCATTTAGCTTCGATAAAGATACCGTAAGCTCTTGCGTCCAAACCTCCGTCGCTAAATGCTTTTTCTAGGTCTTGGGCAATGATTCCAAAGTGAAAGCGAGCGTCAGTTCCTTTTTCAAGTACCGCATCTTTCCATTTAAACCTACGAATCAATGACTTACAGTTAACAGCTACAGTTTTTTCCTGTTCATTTAGCTCTTCAATCTGTTCTTTTTGATTTTTGTCAGATGTTTGAATCGTTGCGTTAGAAGCGTACACATCTTTCCAACGTAAAGAACTTGATCCTAAATCGTGTATATTATCAGTAGTAGGAGAGAACGAGTTACTAACAGAATCCACCTCAACACTAACCGTGCTGTAAGAACCTGTAGCGTGTTTGTAATCGCTAGCAGATAAGACTGCTTTTGAAATATAACGCTTATTCGATCCATCTTGATAGGAATTAGTAAATCTTAATTTACCTGACTCTTTTGATGGATCATCTCTAAAAGCGTAGTTGTAGACAGCGTAGTCATCTGAGTAATCGATATTCTTAGTAGATACATAGTTGAAGGTTCGATTAGTGGCTTTATTGCGTTGTTGTACAAGTACATTACTGCCGTCTACAATCGTTTCTCCCGTAGTTTCATACTCATTATTAACAGCGGTAATAATCCCGTTATCATCTCCTCCCGGAGTCTCAAAACGTTTATAAGTAGCACCGCCTCCTGTAGGCTCTCTGAAACGACAGTTAGCCACATTTACGTAATATTGTGACGCGTAGATTATAGACCCGGTATTAGCTTGTAAGTAACTTCCTGTAATAGTTATAGGGCCCGCGACTCTGTTACTTGCGTAATCACCGACAGCGTACACACAATTACCGCCACCGTTAATGTTTTCTATATCTATACCGCTTACGAAAACAGGCCCACAACGTGAGTCAAAGAATAAAGCGTGTCCGTCGTTACTTCCTGTCCCAAGCATATCTTGGATATAACCACCTTGTATCGTTATACCATTATTATCGCTCGTTCCTGTGGATACTTTTATTCCAAACTTAGGGCTAACTCCTGTGTCTCCTCTAAATATTCTAGGGTTATTTATAACACCGCCGTTGAACGCTTTATTAAGTACAATCCCCGCTTCACCTGAGGACGACACTGAGTTATTGGATAGTTCTACGCCCCAGCAATAATGGTTTATTCTGATACCGTCTTGGTTAGCTCCGTCCACATCACACATGAACTTAGACCTTGGCATCCTTTCGACAAACAAACCATAATCAGCGGCGGCTGTACTTGTTCCGCTGTCGTAGTTACAATCTAAAGAGATACCGTCATCAACAAAAGCGCCAAACTCTCTAGTACCACTCGTTGTATTAATTTCGCTAGTAGGATTAAAGATTAAGAGCGCCTTTAGAGTTGTAGTACCTCCGCCGTCTGTAAAATCAATACCTGTAAAAGAAGAGTCGGCAATAATCCTAACTGACTTACCTAACAGTTTAATAGCCTTACTAGCCCGTATAGGAGAGGCAATAGTGTACGTACCGTCAGGTATAAGAATAGAACCACTACTAGCCGCCGTAATAGCGGCGCTAAAGGTAGATGAAGTGTTAGCAGGTGTATCCACTGTTCCGTAGTCTAACAAGTTAACAACGTCCCCAAACCGATCTGCGAGACTCCTAGATTGCGTTGAACCCGTCGCTGTCGCGCTTTGTAAATCGTTAGTCCAGTTAGCTAACGTCTTGGACGTCGTTGTACCCGCCTGTGTAACCGTCGCATCGCTCGCTGAAGACGTCGTTCCAATCGGCACAACCACGATGTTTGCACTCGTTGGAGGCGCGCTTGTAAAC